TGTTGACTGTTTTGGCAAGCGTAACTTTTTCATCATATCCTCGTAACTGGTAGCGTGTTTCTTGTCCTGATAGGCGACTGTGCTGCAGTAATACAGCCAGACACGCCCCTCAAGCCGCTCTTCGGCTGCTTGCCGTGCCAGCCGTAGCCCATATACAAGCGGAAGATTAAAACCCTCCGCTCCGTATCGAGAAATTAACGACCAAACCTCTTCTGGTTTCAGCCCTCCGGCTGTTTGGATAAAAAATCGAGAACACCTTCTTCGGATAGGATTGTCTTGAAAAGCTCAATCAAATCAGTTATAGGAAGATCCTCAATTTGTGCTTTTGTTTTTCCGGTAACAGAGGCCAATAAATCAACAGTCTCTTTTTGTGCCCTGTGCATTTTTTTGACGATTGCCATAATCATCGTTTGGCCTAATTCCTGATCGCTCATTGCTTTTTCTTTACCGAGTAACAGTTTCAGTTCTTCATCTAGCTCCATCTTATCTACCATTGCAGATAATTTAAATAGGTGCTTGGTTTTAATCATTTCTCGCTCCTTATGAAATATCCCGGCCAACGCCGGGATTAATTAAGATCTGATTCTAAGAGCCGTAGTAAGCAGCATCTTCAATCGTATAAATAGGATCCGCAAGGTCGGTAGGATCGTAATGAGCCGCGAACGCTAGCTCCAGGATCGTTTCCGAATCCTCTGCCAGAGTCAAAGTCAACCCATTGTCGGCAAGTGCCCTGTAGAGCGTTATTACCTTTGTGTTCCCATCCTTCTGGTCACCAACAAGAACGACCTCATCAATGTATTTTGCATCCAGAATAACTTTTCTGCCGCCTGCGCTTTCGATTGCAGCGCCGTCCAGTTCTGAGCCGGGAAGAGCATAATTGAGAATGCTTTGTGTTAGTCCTTTCGGATGAACGGTCAAAATCGCGTTCTCTCTCAGTATCCTCTTTAATCCCTTTGTCTTTCCCGCTGATCCATTATAGGGAATGTTCCTATATTCAACATCAACAACAAAGCTGTTGTCTCCCTCACATGGAGCCAACATATTTCCATTTATGTAAACGACTCCAGTATCCAATAAAATCTTATTTACCTGTCCTGCTATAAGTGCCATGGTTATACCCCCAGCTTATAATTTCTCATTTCAAACAATAATTCCCTGCCCCAAGTTTCATCGTCCTCTGGGAACGGGATCTCATTTCTTCCGATCTTCCGAAACCATGCTGTTGTAGTCTCATGGCTTGCCGTCTTATAATCAAATGCCTCTTCCAGCTCATCGGTTAACGTTTCGATCTCGGTGGCTACAGTGTAGCCGTCTTTTTCGTGGTCGTAAACCCTAAGCTGCAGCATCTTTTCAATTTGCTGATGATATGCCCTCCCCTCATCCGGGAAAGAGAACACCACATAAGGAAATGTAGTTCCCTCCGGAGCTTTTACAAAAAATACCCGGTCGGCTATAGCGGCGGCCTTTGCATAAACCATAGTTCTTATTGATGTCATGCTGATAGCTCCCTACTCATAACCCGTTGAATTTCTCCCACGTTCTGAGTATATGCCGGTCGCAAATGTGGCCTGGCAACCTGTCCCTCTGTAGTAGCCCAAACCCCGTTTGCTGTTTTGAAAGCCCAAGGTTCTTGTCGTCCCATGCCACCTTCGGCAAAAACTCCGGTTCCAAACTCCTGGTATCCTGCATAATCAACATTGGTTCCGTTATAAACGGTCAAGTTTTTCATTACAACTTTGAATTTGTAATCACCTTTTAGGCGACCGGTGTCAACGATTCCGAGCATATTTATATTCCTGGTAACGTGCTTTTGCACCACCAGCCCTGCAGAGTGCAAAGCTTTCCGTTCTTTAAATAAGAGTTCGCGCTTTACTTTCAATGCATTCGATATATATTTAGCCATCATTCTCCCACCGTTTTAGTTCAATCTCCAGGTGCCTACTATAATTCATTGGATTATCTAACCAGGTAATTCGATACGGAACTTCGTTAATCATCATCCGATCACCTTCGTCTATATCTGTCGGGATCCCTCCATTGGGAGCGACCATAAATGGAGCCCCAAACCAAGAAACCTGTTCATCAACATCCGGCATTGTTAATTCAAAAATCCCGCAAATCCAAACATGAGTTGAATCCGCATTCATCTTTTCAGAGTACATCCCGGTCGATCCGGAAATGCCGTCCAATACTCCCTTACTGGTCATGATAGTTAACCATTCCGGAGTTACTCCGCCTGCTCCGTCTACTGTTTGCCTGATCCGTTGTATCTCCCCGTATTGGGTATAGAAATCCTCTATCATAACATTACCAACGTATCATATCTTTGAATCTTTGAAATCAAATCTCCAGGATAACCTTCTTTCAGCTCTGCATAGGTAATACTGTAGCGGCTCAACGATTCGGCTTTTACTGCTCCGGCAACTCCTGATTTGCTGCTATCAAAAAGAAGATAGGCTACCATTTGAATTGCTGTAAGCTCTGAGCCGTTCGGGTAAACTATGGCTCCGGTGGTCGCGTCCGTGTCAAATGCTTTGTTCCGGATCCCCAAATAATTGGATTCAACAATCGGAATCAGCATCGTTATAAGCGCGTCCTTTGCCGTAGTGGTTAGTCCCAAATAGGTCTTTACATTAGCTAACGTTGTTATCGCCATTTAATTCCCCCAAGAGCTGTTCTTTGCTCATCCTGGAATATCCTTTAACGCCTGCAGACTTCGCCATCAATTTAAGTTCTTTTATGTTCGGATCCCCGTTGTTCTCTGGAGTATCATCCGGTTCAATGTCGAGCTCATCTGCCAGGGGTTTTCCTGGTTCTGTGAAACTTTCAAGATCTTCCGAAACTGGTTTTTCTGGTTCATCCAGCATTTCCGGCCTGGTATCCAAAACCGCTAATTTCTTTTTAATCCATCGGGTTCCTACTTCGTCCGTTACCGGATAAGGATTTCCTCTTGAATAAAATCTGGTCCTGAATTGTGTAGGCTTTAACATAATAATGTTCATCATTTTAGCGACTCCTTTTGTCAATGATTCTAATGGCTTCCCGTAACACTCCGTCGCCGCCTCTGGTTTTCAATACTTTATTTGCTGATTGTTTGGCTGCTCTCTGAGCGTCTTTTGGTGCCATGGAAAATCCCGCTTTAATCAAGCAGGAAAGATCGTCTATATCGTCCCCAATATAAGCGACGTTTTTTATGGATATGGATAATTTCTTGCAAAGGTAATTAAGTGATGCCAACTTACTAATACCCGGTGTCTCCGCTGTTCGGATCAATTCGATTCCCAAACTTTTGGCTCGCTCCGCTGTATCAATTATTTGTACTGCGCTGGTAAATATCACCATTGGATAGTTTACCGGCAAGCGGCCATCAAGAATGGAAAATCTACGGGGTAGTTTACCGTCGGTTAGTACCCCGTCGCAATCGGTCACAAGAAGTTTAATATTGAGCTTACCCATATTAATTCTAAGTAAGTACTGAGAAGGGATAGCCTCCCCGATCTGGCCGGAGTGCATGGATAGGATTAGGAACTGCCCATCCAAGGCGCATTACAAACCGCATTGCTACGCTGTCTTGCTGCATCAGGTTAATGATAACCTTTCCGTCGTCGTCGGTGATTACACCTTCTTTAAACATCTTAAAGGAAATATCGCTTCTGATCGCGTATTTTGCCTCGCTCATTGCTCCACAAATTCCCCGTGCTGCAGTTGTGTTAAAACTGTTGTTTTTCACGTAAGTCGTGGGAAGTCCCCAAACAGAATCTTGGGATCCTTCGGTAAGGCTCCGGACAAAAATAGGATTGTTGTTGTCGTCTCTCAGGTTTCGGAGGTCGGCCTTGATTGACGGTGCACACATAAACCCTGATGGATCGTAAGCCTGCTCTTCCAGAACTGCCATGAGCTCTGAAAAGTCTGCAGCTAAATCAACCCCAGCTCCCTCTGCAACTACCTGGCCGCGATTAATAGCGGTCGGAACGATTCCAGTAGGCCAAGTGGTTGGTCTTCTGTGTCCCCAAATTATCGCCTCATCAATACGCTTTCCAAATGCTTCCACAATACGAGGCCGCATTTCAGCCCACATATCATAGGAAGAATCATTCAAGACTGCTTCCGGTACCGGGAGGATTATCGCGATTGGTTCCGCAACAATGAACACGTTTTCCCATGCAAATTGATGGGTCTTTTTCAGCCCTGGAAAATCCTCATTCGGAACGGATCCCGGATCGCCTGATCCGTAGGGTGTCCCCATGAGAGCCAAGATTCTGGCATCGTCGATTTGCTGGTCGGCGCCAATAACCAAATTATCGGTTACAACGTCCCCGGTGAAATCTGCATTACCGAGAGTTCCGAGAACCGGCATTTTGTGCGTTCTGCTGCTCATATCCGGTAATCTGGTAAGCTGTGCGAGTGCTGCTGATTTCTCAGTAATGCCCGAAGTTATCGAAGCTGTTTCGGTCTGTGGGATCAACGGCCAAGCGTCGTATTCAGTTGTCCCTTTTATATCGGCTCCATATCCGCCATCTGCTATAATACTCATTATTTTCTCCCCGCGCCTCTAATTAGCGCGTTCATATCTACCCCACCTCCGGGAAGATTTCCGGTTAAGGGAGTCTTACCCTTCAACCGTTTGGTGACCTCGGCGTCGATTGCTGTTTGCCAAGATTTTTTGAATGTATCAACATTCACTAAAGTTTCTGCTTCTGTACTACCAATTAACATTTCGGCAAAGCTGACGGGTAAAGATTCAGCATCCAATTTATTAATTGCCGTTATCTGGATATCCCGCCGGTTGAGCTTGTTTTCTCGGTCGTCCAATTGACTGACTCGTTGCTTCTCAAGTTCTTTTTCCCGTTCGGTAACTGACATAAGAGCAAGCCTTTTTGCCTCTGCTCTCTCAGTTACTAATAAT